CCTTATACGTCGCTGGAGCGTAGTCACCGAGGTACGCGAGGCCCCCACCTCCAGTGCCACTACTCTGGATGATTATGGCTAGACGCTCGTTGTGGCTGAACTCGCAGAGGCCACCCGGCCCGCTCTGGCTCACGAATTCCACGACGATAGAGAACCAGTCCGTTGATGGAATCACCTCGATCAGCTTCCATCTCTGGTGAGAACTAGCCAGAGCGGCGGACTGGATGATGATCTCCGAGGTCGGCTCCGTGATTTCAAAGAACAGGTGCGCGTCGAAGCCCCGATCCGTCAACCAGTCAATCGCGATCCGTGTCGCCTCAACCTGGACCTCCGCGTTCCAACGGACGAACCCCGCACCAGGGTCCTGCATCTGCTGGCTGTTGGCGTCTGCCTGGTAGTAGAACACGCTGGCAGATGGCCCAGGCTCTCCGGGTACTCCGGGCACGCCCTGAGGCCCCGGCGGCCCCTCTACACCCTCCGCAAACGTGCCATCCGCCCGGAGGAAAGTGGTATCACCTCCGGGAAAGCCCGCCAGCTTCGTGATGTCAACGGGGTCATCACCCGTTACGTAGTGCGTGGTAGCGTGCGGACCACCGCTGCCCCCCGATCCGCTTAGATTGTTCACCGTTCCAGAGATCAGCTCGAAGTGCTTCTGGATGAGGACAATCATCTCCTCGAAGTACCGCCGCGAATAGTCCGTCAGCGGTGGCTCGAGTGGGAAGTCGTATGGGAGCTTTACCGCCACGTCTATCGAGCCTGGTAGTCCCGGATCTCGATCTCCGGGTGGAAGCTGTTGATGATGAGCGACTCAGTCGCAGACCAGTGCGCAATACGGAACTGCACCCTGCCCCCGCTAACCTGGTCATCTACCGTGAAGGTGCGATCCCCTGCCGGCTGCGCAGGAACCACTTTGGGAAAGGGTCCCTGCCACAATCCGCCATCCGCACGGTAGAAGAAGTCTACATTCATCTCGGAGCCGCTGCTCTTATACGAGACCGTCACGCTCCGCAACGTCATCTGCCTGCCCTGGAGCTCGTTGCTCACGTCCCCTGCACTCAACTCCTTGCTGCTCCAGTAGCAGGGGATCGCGATCCCATCATCGCTCAGGTGCCCGTGGTTCCACACGTACACGCGTCCATCCGTATGGCCGGTCAACAACGCTGGATACGCACTGCTCAACGACACAGCGTCCCACTCCAGCTGGAAGGTGTCCCATGGAATGGGAAACGCGTCCCAGATAGCGGTGTTCCCAACCCGGTGCAAGGTGCTACACTTGGGCCCGCTGACCGTCCAAGGGTACCAGGCTCCTCGTCCCCAGTTATACGCCCATACTCTGTCCGGAGTCTTGTGATGCCCACTGACGATGAAGAAGAGGGCCTCCTGGGTCTCGTTCATCACCTCTCCGAACATCATATGTTCGAACTCGCTGTTGATCTGCCGGTACAGCTCATCGATCACTGCGGCCGCGACACCCGTGGCACCCGTTCCATTAAACTCGTACACGTCGTCCGTACCGAGGTACACATGTAGATTCCGTCTACCCGTCACAGTGTGTGGGGCTAGCAGCCCACTCTCCGTGATGATTGGTTGCCATTCGATCGGCGCGGCCGCGTTACCTGTCCTCACACCGATCCACACGACCTTCTCTGTATACGCTGCGATCCGGGTGCCAATCTTCCTCAGGTTATACAGGTGATAGGGACCCTCGGCCAGATCAGTAAACCCGCTTCCCACTCCCGTCCAATCCGTGTGGTCCCCAGCTACACACCTTCGGATCCGGAACGGCTTCCGGATCCCTGGTGTCCCCTCTAGGGTGTCTCCAAGTAGCAACCTGTCCGCCCCCCTTGTCATGTATCGGGCTGCTGGGCAGTCGGGGCTCAGGATGGCGTAGGTAGTAGTAAACGGTGTGCGGATCACAGGGTCGATGCCCTGACTGGCAACGATGCTGTTCTGGCTCACTTCCCACGAGAACAGGTTCTCCCCTCCTCCCGTGAACGGCGGCCCTGAGCACAGCACCCAGTCGTACAGGTCCCGGTCATACTTGTACATCGCGGTCTCGGACCACGCGTACAGGTGCACCTTGTTGGCCTCATCCCTCGTACTCGCGAGGCCCATCACACTCGTGTCGAAGGGGGCGTTCGCTGGTCGGAACTGCCGATACCCTGGCCTCTTGCGGAGGCACCCACCCACAACGCACATGTTCATCATGTCGGGCGAGGCACCCAGCGGAAGCTCCTTCGCAGGGAGCTGGGTGATCATCCCCGCAGTGGGGTAGATGTCGAGGGTCTGTCGAGTAGCGACTCCAGTCCGCATTAGCCGACGCGCTTCCACATGTACACGGCGATGTACGGTGGGAGGTTGGGGTGCGGCTCGTTGTCACCACTCAAGCCAACCTTCACGTTCGCGTTGCCAATCTCGGTACTCTTCATCGACGTGCCCGAGGAGACCCATCCAGAGGGAGGTGCGACAACCTGCGTATTATCGCTGTCTGACGGCATACTGCTCGGGTGGATGTGCCCGTCGTCCCAACCCGGGTGGCCGTGTCGCGCTAGCTGCGCTTCAGTCAGCACGACCGTCTTGGCTCCTCCCACTTGCTCCGGTGATGCAAACTCCCCTTCTCCCTCGCTCACACCTACGAGCATCCGTCCCTGTCCGAACCGGGCCCACGCTCCGTAGCCGAGCAACGTGGTCGGGCTGGTTGCCACCACACTGAGGAACACGGCACCGATGGGGAAGGCCTCTCCTCCCCCTCCTCCACCTCCCACTCCCGACGTACCCCCGTTGAACGTCGCGAGACCGTTGAACACAACGGGAGTATTGAACACAACAGGCTGAGGCCCGTTAAAGGTCGCCTGCCCTGTATCGAAGGTCGTGTTCCCGTGGAAGAACGAGTTTGAGTACGCAGACAGGCCCCCCAAGAAGGTGGCCGAGGTGTCAAACGTCGTGGCGCCGACGAAGTGTGTAGTCGAGACGAAGGTAACGGGGTTGTTGAACGTATCCGATCCACCACCCCCTCCACCTGCCCCCACCACGAGACCGGTCTTCGACACGGTCAGGATGGGGGCCCCGTTGATCGTCATGTGGATGAGGTGGCTGTCCTCTGCAGACGCCACATCCGTGATGTCCATCCGCAGCCCGTCGAAGTGGACACCCGGCCCATTCCAGGTCTGACTTAGCGCGATCAGCCCGCCCCCGCTGGACATAGTGTTTCCGCCACCCGTGAGCGCCGTGACATTTGGCCCAGGCGTGAGGGAGACGTGACGGTGCTTCCCATCGTTCACGAGGTCCACGTTCCAGAAGTGCTCCACGTCCGCCCGTTCCCGGACGTCCAGCTTGAACTTCCGGATCTCGTCATCCCCCGCGCTAATGAGGTCCGTGCCCTTGGGACTGGTCTCGTTCCACTGATTGGTTGCTGCCATCGCGTTACCTGAACTTCACCTGCACACCGGTCAGTCGGTCGTTCTTCTTCTGCTCCCGCAGTGGGAACCGCATCCCGCTCACGTGCATCCCGATCTCCTGGCCTACGGCGCCGGCTTCCTCCAAATCGCGGAGCGCCGTGAGCCCGATCTTCGTGGCCCACATCACCACCAAGATGTCGTAATTCTCCTCATAGGGCAACACGGCCGCTCCGGCCCAGCGGACAGGCCGCTCCACGTAGTACAGCCGGATCACCTTGTCCTCTTCAGCCACACTGTTGAAGAAGAAGGCGTTGCCCCACGTGTAGAATCGAGTGGGCGTGGTGGTCTGCTTGTCCGTGGCCTCGATCAGGTCCCTGTCACCCATCGTCACGGGCCTTCCATCCGTCACGTTGTACAACCACTCGGGCCACCACATACTCGTGGGCTCCACGAAGGTGTCCGATCCGGCAAGCAACGGGATCTCCACCGTCCGCTGGAGCACCCGATGATCGTAGTGCATCCCGCACTTGTACATCGCGTCGTTCAGCCACTGTTCCCGCAACGGGTCGACCGCGTCAGACCGGTTGCCCAGACGTAGGAGGAGCTCCGCCGAGGCGTCCGCAAACGTTCGCCGTGCCATTACAGATCCTCCACCACTTCAGGAAGGGGATCGATGGGCTGCTCGAGAGGAAGGGTCAACCTCGTCCGCGGCGGGCCAGCACCAGGCTCATCGACACAGCCCATCGTCTCCGGGCCTCGGCACACAACGAGGCCGTTCTGTACAAGCACCTTCCTCCGAGGATAATCCAGGCCACAGCGGCCGCAGGTATACCACTCCTCACCGAAGACCCGATTCGTCTGCCTTGTATCAAGCACTTACGTGAGCCTCAGATTGAGTACACCGGTCTGGTTAAGAAACCAGATGAGGCAGATCAGGATCACGACGACCATGATCACTGTGGCGATCGGGTTAGGGACGCCGAACGCCGTGGTCAGGCTCCGGGTGGCCCAGATCAGGACGCAGATTACGAGGACGACGGCGAGGATCGTTAGAACCGGCATCACACACCTCCGTGACGGCTGGTCACGTTACCCCCCACCAAGTTAACGGAGAAGGACGAGGACTTGGCCCCCTGCGGGCATCGAAGTGACGACCATCCCGCGGCAGGCGTAGTGGTTCCCCTGGAGGAAGTCCACCTCGTCCACCGTGTTCTTCGTCCGGTAGTGGAAGATCACGTCTCCCGCCCCGTCCGTGATGGTCAACGCGTCTCCTGCCACTCCAGCGTTGGTCTGCAGCACGACGCTCCGACAATGCACGACAGGGTCATACCGGTCCCCAGTTGCGTTGAAGATGAGTGACCGAGACTTTATCAAGGTTGCCATCTATCATCCTTTCCAGCGCTGCCAGCGCGGATTCAGAGGTTGCTCAAGTAAACTCACTGCGCCAGCGCTTTGCGTGGAGTCGAAACTCCGCAGCTGCCTGCGAGTTCCCACTTCGTGCAAGCCCCGCGAGATACAGGAGTAGCTTCCACAAGACAGCTTTACGCTGCTCCCTGTCTTGTGGAAGCACCCTACTTACCTCAGTGAACGAAGCTGCCCAGGCTGTAGATCGTCACACCCGTCGGCGTGACCACTGCGCTGAATTGCCGCGTGTTGTTCTGCACCAAGGACATCGTGCCACTGAGCGTTAAACCGGCTGCCGTTCCGAAGTTGATGGTCTCCGCAGCATCCGCCGTGTTTCGAATGCTGAAGTTGAACGACATACCGGGGGTAGGCGTGACCCCGAGTGCGGCCGTCAACGCTGCAGTGATGTCAGCGGCCGGCGGGAACAGATCGTTCCTTGACGCACCATTGGGGTCTCTGAGGATCAGTCCACCCAGGAGCTGCTGCGCGGTATACGTGACCACTCCCGCCGTCGCTATCACGGAGGGAGAAGTGAAGGTCATGACACCCGGCGCTTCGGTCGTGACAATCGAGCCGAAGGTTGTTGAACCCATTGCTTAACCTCCGCTCGATCCGTACACTCCGCGCCACTCGCTGAAGCCCCGGCTGTACCTCGAGAAGGTCTTGAACATGGCGTCCCCGGTCAGGAAATCGTCGGCGTTGCCGTACTCCGGCCGCGTCCTCCACCAGAACTTCATGTCGTGACCGCCCCGAGCCTTGCGCTGCCGCTTCGGTGCCACAAGGAACCACTGGTCCGGGTCCGTGAAGTAGCGGACCAGCTGGTAGTTCCTGTCTCCCGACTTGACCACGTTGACCTCGTTGTTCGCCGTGTAGGGCTTGAACTCGGACTCCATGATCTCTCTGGCCACCCACTCGAATGAGGGGTCCAGGAGTACGGTCGTGGGTTCCACGTTCACAGGCCTGCCCCGATCATCCACGAGGGTCTTGAAGTGGTCCAGGGCCGCCTGGTATGCAGTGAAGCTGAAATCCACGTCCACGAGTGGCCGGTTGGCGATGGTCCCTCCCCCGTCGAGGCGGGGATGTGCCGTGTGGCACAGGGCCAGTCCGTCTTGGCCAGCGAACGCCGGGTTGAAGGCGTTGTTCAACACGGACCACGCATCGATCTCGATCTTGTACGCGGCGCTCCTCGCAAGCTCCGCGCTCATGTCGTTCATGATGTCGTAGAGGTCGTCGTCGAACATCTCCCGCGTGATGCGGAAGCCGAGGCCGTAGCTGGAGTGCGTGTAGCGGACGATCGCACCCTTCACGGGGTCGTCAAACGTGGTCGCGGTGCCTTCCGGCTTGCTGACCATCGATCCGAGCCCCGCCATCTTGAAGTCCTCTTCATACGCCCGTTTGCTGTCGCGGACGTTGAAGATGGGGACCCACGAGGGAGGAGTCGCTTCCATCTCGTTGAACATGACCTCGTAGAGGCCAGGGGCGAGGAGCTCGGAGAATCCACCTGATGTGACTGCCATTCAGATTCTCCTTCCTACAATCCAGTGTTACCCTGCCACTGGCTGATCTGCCAATGGAAGAGCACATGTGGCCTGATGTCGGTGAACAACATGTTGTCTCCGTCCCAGTACTGCCAGATGACCACGATGTCGTCCGTGACGTCGGCCGCGTCCACGTACCAGATTCCAAGCGGAGCGACTACGGCTGCACTCTTGGCGATCCCGTGAGCCATGCCCCGCTTGGCCAGCGTACCCACGCCGGTCCCCTCGGCCGCGCTGGTGTCGAGGTACCCTCGGAAGAGGACCCCTGGAGCGCAGAGCTCCACGATCTGTTCCACGGCGCCCTCGCCGACTGTGTTCTTTCCATCCGCCGTCGCGACGCCCATGTAGACTGCGGGATCCGCCCCGCACTCCGTGAGCATACCGTCTGCTCCCACGAAGCAGACAGCACCCTTCTTGAAGGTCTCCGTTGCCCCCTCGGGCCATGCGTGCCGAGGGAGTGGAGTCCCGAAGATCGTCTTGACGGCACGCATCGGGATTTTCGGTTGCGTTGCCATTCAGCCTCCTACCTTCACTTCTTCGAGTCTTCGTCGAACGAGGAATCGCTCGACGTCTCGTACACTACTTGCTTGGGTACACCCTTCAAGCCCGCAGCCCTCATGAGCCGTTGAGCATTCTCATTGTTCTGCGCGACCATGGTGTCGAAGGAGGCTTTCTGCCGCTCTCGTGCTTCGCGCTTCGGGGTTGCCACTCTCTCCTCGAAGGCCTCATTACGCATCCTCATGAGGACGACATCCCCACGAGTGACGGAACCACCGGACGCGGGGTTCCCTGTCTGTTGCCCCAGGACCGTCGCGGTTCCTGGAGGCAACGGTGAATCGGGCTCCGTAACGAATTCGAAGCCCTGCGACAATCGTTCACGAACTACGTGGTCCTTGGTGTTCACCCAGCGGTAGTGCCAGCCGGCCTCCGGCTTGGGCACTGCGAGACGATCATTCATCGGCATAGTCAAATACACTCTTCCGGCCAGCGGGCCGGGTTGGGCCAACACCCGTGCTGTATCGGTCCACGTCGGCTTGCGTGAACCCACGGCGCTCCAGCTCCACCAGGTACTCGGCCTCGTTGAGTCCCATCTTCTTAGTGAAGCGGCGGATCTTGTCGTTGAGCTGAAGCTTCGATTGGACAACGGGTTTGGGCTCCGCCCGCGACCCAGGTGTCGGGGCCGCTGCGCCCCCTTTCGCCTTGGGAGGAGCCGCCTTAGCCTTCGGGACTTCAGGCGTAGGATCGAGTGACCTCGTTACGGGGGGAGTAACCGGCTCCTCTGCATCCGGTTCCTCAGCCTCAACAGGTGGCTCCTCCTTCGCGAAGACCCTCTTTGCCGTCTCGGGGTCTTGCTGCGTCTTTACCAGGATGTACACCCGTCGATGAAACCCCCGCTGGATCCGCTGTTCCAAGCTCATCCCTGACTTGGTCTCGGCGACCACCTGCCTATACGTCTTCTCGGGTGTGAGACCGGGGACGGGCCGGTCGTAGTCTGAGACCGTCGCAGCGAACTCATCCTCGTCCAACTTCTCCTGTTGGGAGGCGAGGAGCATCATCGTCCTGTCCACACGGCCCGCAGCGTCTTGCGTGAGCTTGCTACCCGGATCGGAAGGGGGCCTGGGCGCTGTACGTCCGGCAGAAGTGCCTTCCTCGCCCTCAGAGCGTGTTTCCACCGACTCCGCGAACTCTAGCACGTCCACGGCACGGTACCCCTGGAATCGCCCCTCCGTTATGATCCCGTTCTCGTCCACTTTAGGCATCGGTCTCTCCTCGATCTGACGTGATAGACCTTCTCAGGTCCGCGTGAAGCTTACATAACAGGCGGCATGCCCCCTGCTCCTGACGGAGCTCCTCCGGCAAGTCCGCCAGCCGCATCCGGCGGTAGCATGCCTCCAGCTCCTCCTGGAGCCATTCCAGGACCCATTTGTGGGCCCGGGGTGGGAGCTCCTGGAACTCCGCCAAGCGCGGGGGGTGGGGCACCTGCTACTCCTTGAAGGATGGTCTGGATGTTGGGGACAATGGTCTCGACATTCTCTACGTCGAACCGCTCCACGAACCGACGGATCAGGTCCTGGGAGGCCATCATGATCATGAACGAGGTCTGCTTGGCCTGCGGAGGAACTTGGGGGTTGAACATCATCATGGAGGCCTGGCTTAGACGCATGTAGTACTCGTTCAGCACCGCCATGAGCATCTGCAGGTTCTGCAGCTCCAGCTCCCTGTTCACCTGCTCGCTGGTGACCTTTAGACGAAGTCCAAGAGAAGACCGCACGTCTCCTTGAGGGAACATAATCCGTTTCCCGGGAATGTACTCGTACCCCTCGGGGCGATATTGCTGCTCGAGCTGGATCGTAAGATACAAGAGCTCCGCAAGAGCATCTCGCATATCATCGATTGATACCCACTGTCGGATGTTACCTTCGGAGATAAGAGCAGTTGTTCCAGTAGCAGTTGCTCGAGATCCGACAATACTGGATTCCATGCCGAGGTTGTAGGAGGACATCCCACTGGCCTTCTCCGCCAAGAACGCCGCCTGGTCCTCGACCCGCTGAATCGCGGGACCTGGTTCGCTCATGTGAAGAATGCGGACGTCCTTATCCGGATTGGGCGTTACGATGCGGGCCCCCGGATAGATCTCCTGTTGGGGTCCAAGTGTGGACTCCTCGGAGACTACGACGATGCCTGCGTTGGCCGCAGTGGCCGCGTCGATCTTCTGGTTGTGCGCTGTACTGGCCTCGTCTTGGAAGGGGACGGTCTGCTCCGCTACGGACTGACCCTGCACCTCGTGGGCCTGGTTGAGGAAGGGCACCTTTACGATGTGGTGGGCCTTCCCGAAGAAGGGGTTGTAGATCATGCTGAGGAAGCAGTCCCCGTCCAAGCTATAGGTGAGGATCAGCTCCTCGAAGACCGGCTCGGCCTCGTCCGCTGCGTCCTCTCCCGGAGGGATCTCCCACAACCCGTGGATCTCGTACACCTCGTACAGGGTGCTCGTGGTCCCCGTCGTCTGGCTGTTCTCTGCACGTGCGCGCCAGGCCGGATCGCTCCGCTCCTTGTTCGTACTGCGAATTCGCTCCACGTCGTCGAAGTCGCCCTTCGCCTCCTTACGCTTCAACTCGGCCCAGGTGTACCGGTGCTTAATGGCTTTCCACGGGAGCTGGCCCCACTCGTCAAAACCGTTCGGATACAGGACATCGCTCGGACTCGCTACATGCCAGAATACACCTTCGTACTCCACTACTGGCACTGTCACGATGTTCCCGGACGGGTCGTACATATGGCTGTCCCGCTCCCTCTTGATCCACCTGGGCAAGACAAAGCTGTCGCCACACAAGCCCATGTCGAAAGCCATGGTGCGGAGACCAGACTTCAGTCCACCGTTCTCCACGAACCATGTTAGCCATTCCCGGATGTCCTTTTCCAGGGGCTCCCACTGGGCACTCTTAATGGTGACCTCCACGAGGTCCGGAGTGCCCATGATCGCTTTCTGGAGCCGCGCGACCACCGCGTCAATCGTGATCTTCACCAGGGGCACTACGATGTTGCTGGCCCCTGGCCACGGGAAGTCCTTCTTCTCCGTCTTCGGCCGGAACTTGTAGGCCCGCAGGAACCCGGCAAAGCGCTCCTCGCGCTTCATATGCGTCTCTACGGCAGACGTGAGCTCATCTCGGACGCGCACACGGAGCGTGTCCTCTTGAGCGGGTTCCAGCGTGACGGGAAGTGGTTCAATCACTGTAAGTCCAGGCTTTCGAATGAGATTGTCTGCCTAGCGCCGGCCGGGCGTTGCGGACGGCGGCCGGGACCTTCTTTACTTGCTCCCTTTCTTCCCGGACGACGCTGCGCCTCGCCGTTGCTTTTTTGGGTTTCCCTTTGGTGCTGACTTCGACGGCTTCATCTTCTTCATCCTTCTTCTCCCCTTTCGCGCCGAGGACGGTGTCTCGGACGTCTGCCCACTTCTTCTTAGCCATGAAACTATACCCCCCACCAACTAGCGGTCACGCCCGGAACCGTGTCCCTTGTGCTTGATGGCGTACAGTGCTCCCATAAAGAGGAGAGCGAACGCGAGGATGATACAAACGATCGCGATGTTGAGGATCGTCACCTTAGTACCCGGTCGTCGTGTTCCGAGTGGCCGCGCGGGCCCGTTCGTTCAACTGGTCACGTCGTGATGCCCCCGTATCACGCACGTCCCTTGAGTTGCCTAGGAGCTCGATGCACGCGGCAACGCTGTCCACGAGGTCATTTAGGGGCATCATTGGAAACCCTTTCATCTCCTCGCGCAGGTCCGTGAGGCCGCGTCGCACACACAAGAAGCGAGATTCACAGAAGGGGATAAGGGTGCGGATCCGATTGTCCTTATCCCCGACCGGACTTTGCTCTTGCACCGCGAAGTGGTACCCCAGTTCCCGCATCGCGTGGTAGATGGGGAACTTGAGCAGGCGCATGAAGCCCACGTCCTCCACCGCCGCCTTGTGACAGCGCCATCGTTGGTGCATGCCGATAAACTTGGTCACGCAGAGCTCGGGCTTCTTGTGCAGAGCGAACGTGTCCAGCACGAAGATGCGGCCCTTACGATCCTTTGCCACGACCGCGATGGCGTTACGAGAGTGCTTGCGGATGTCTTCTGACCTGTTCGCCGGATCCCAGAAGATGACGCGCTTGAGACCATCCATGTCCACTATTTCGCGCGTGCCATCTTCCCTGTCCAACACGATATGGCCTTCCTGGTCGAAGGTGAACCACAGCACGTCGTTCAGGTTGAACTCGGCGTTCTTAGGGTCCTTGGGGTCATTCATGTAGAGCATGGAGAACATGAACGAGCCCTGCTTCGCCTCGATGCGGGCACAGGTATCGGGAGGGAAGTGTCGTGGGAAGTAGTAGTACGTCTTCTCCGGATCGGGGGCGAAGACCTCCGGATCCATGTTGTAAGTGGGGGGTCTCGCTTCCTCCTCCGCGTTCCGAAAGTCCTGCTCCAGCATCTGGCGGGTCCAGTACAGGGGCCTGACCATGATATCGGTGTCGCGGTGCTGATTGGCCATGATCTCCGAGTAGAGATCATCTACCCCCCACCTAGTCCCGACCATCAACTCGTAGCCCTCCCGTTCCTCCACGAAGAGGGCCTCCGCTGTCTTGTAGAACGTCTTCACCTTCTCCCGGACGGCGGGCTGCTCGCTGCTCTGCTTATCCTCGCTGTCGTCCCCGATCTGGATCGTGTAGTGCCGGGACACGATGTGGGTGGTGATCCCAGCCGCCTCGATGCTGTCCTCCCCATACATGCCTTCCCTGGGAAAGAGGAGGTTGGTGTCGCTCCACTTGGTCCGAGTGATGTCGGGAATGATCGAGGGGAAGAGCCAACGTAGGTTCTCGTTACGCTCCACCTGCTGCTTGATGCTGCGGATCTGCTTGACAGCGTTATCCGCGGCGAAGCTGTAGAGCAGGATCCTGTGCTCGGGTCCAGGGAGCCCGCAGAAGTCGTCTTGGATTTGGACCCAGAGAGGGAAGCTCTTCGATGCGACCGTGCTCTTGTAGCAGTCCCGGGGTACCAGGAGTAGCTTCCGCCGCTTGGCCGAAGGCCACTTGGGAGGCACCTGCTGGATGAAGTTGCACATCTCCAAGTGAGGTTGGGGTTCGAACTTGTTCCATCCGAGCACCGCCGTAGTGAAGAAGTACAGGCTGTCCTGAGCCCTTCTTCGTGTGGTCTCGTAGATCTCGTCGACCCTCGACTCTGAGTGCATCGTCAAGGGTTCCGAGGGTGCCTGGTTCACGCCGACCAGGCGATCGAGTTGAGCCTGTCTATCTAGGATGTCCATCACTTATCCCGTGGGCCCGAAGGGCCCCGTCTTTTCCATGTGGACATCCACCACAACATCAGGGCTACGGGGATCAGGAGAAGGAGGAAGGCCATGGGAAGAGTTACCCCCCACCAAGATTGGCGCTTCACCTGCCTCGGTGGCACGCCGATTCAGCATTTCCAGGAGCTCCGGCGTGAGCATCATGACCTGGGCCCGCGTTTCCACTTTGCGGGTCGCGACGTATCCCGCACGATCGAGCGCGTCATGCGCTATTTGGGTGAGAAGTTTCTCGTCAGTTGTGTTCTCGACGATGTCTTGGAGCCGGTCAAACATGTCGATCGCGAAATCCGAGAGCTCTTCCTTGAATTGACGGCGCTCCCTCAGCGATCCACCGGCCGGGAGTTGAGAGGGCAGCGCGGATTGGGAGAAGAAAGTCTGGATGTACCAGGCCTGGAAGCGCTGAAACTCGGGCTTTTTGCGCCAGGTGCGGATCGTAGCGGGCGAAACTCCCACAGTTTGGGCGAGTTCTGGCACCGTAGCGCCGGGCACATCGCAGACCGTCGCCATGAGAAGGTGCCAACCTGGCGGAACGTACTCGCCGTACACTGGAACTGGAGCGTGTGTAGACATAAAGAGCGCCCCTTTGGTGGGGGGTACGCCGATCCGAATTAGGGATAATGGGATTATACCTCGTCCGTAGGTCGGATTACACCCTGAGTGTGTGATTGAGGACACTGACTTAGAGAGCCATGTGTGAAATCCCCACCGAAATGAGAGAGGGTGGAAACCAGATGCTGGAAGCATCTGGTCTGGGGGTGGGGCGTATGTCTGTGTCTGTATGTAGATGTATCGATGAGTGAAGTGTGGTGGTACGATCGTGAGTACTGTATATGGTCATTGTGTTTAAGGAGAGTGTGTATGCTTACGTTTCTGTTGATCATGTTACGTCAGGAAATCGTTGCTGCGACATCGTCCGGGTTCCAGTGGTTCCTTCTTTCACTGATCGTCGTCGAGCTCACGGTCGAACTGGGGTATTACGTAATGGTTGTGGACCGTTGGGGAGGCGGGGTTGATCGAGATTAGGTGGTACTTGAAATTGAGGTAGTTGTGGTAGTTATGTTTTTGGTTTGTGTTAATTAGGAGGTAGTGATGGAAAAGAAGAATTGGGTTGAAGAAGGGTTTGTGAAGAAGAGTGTTGAGATGTTGGTTAGGAGGAATGGGAAGTTTTTGCAGGTGGTGGTAGTTGGGAAGGATGGTAAGGAAGGTTATTTTTTGATGAGTGAGGTTGTTGAGTTTTGGGATGTTAGAGAGAAGAAAGGGTTTGAGTTGTAGGAGGGAAAAAGCTAGCTGAAAAGCTAGCTTTTTTTTTTTGTAAGGCTGTGGTAATTCGATCCGTGGCCTTTCGTCTGGCAACGCCCCTCAAGCCCTTAGCCCGTCGCCCCTGCACCCCACTCGCTTGACGTTGGGGTTAAATTGTGATAGTATGTGGTTATTTGTGAAGGAGGATAGATATGGACGAAGGCAATATATCGATCGTGTTGCTTCGGAGTACAGTCGTACTCAAGAAGATCTGCGGACACGACACGATCGTCGTATGCGGCGTGTGTCCGACATGCGGGGCGAAGATCGACTTCCTGGTCACGGTGTACAGCGATCAGACACCTGAGGAGGCATTCGAACAGTTCTGGCGAACGGTAGAGCTCGACTGTCCGCGAGGAGAGGATCATGAATAAGCGGATGGAGTACGAGCACTGGAAACAGATGGTCGACAAGATCATCATTCGTACGATCGGCATCGACTCGGAAGGGATACCGGACTACGACTACACTAAGGCGTACAACTACGGATGGACGCCTACTCGGACGGCAACGGCAGCAATCGCAGCAGCGAGGAGATTCTAACATGGCAAACAAGGTCAACAACCCGGATTGGCGTGAGGCGACAGTGATTCCCGACTCACTCGTCTCAACGGATGAGATCATCGACAAGACGACGCAGATCCACTTCTTCAGCGACGGCGACATGACGCCGGAGAGGATCGAGGCGATCTTCTCTCAGGGCTTGACTGTGGATCCGCATCGGATCTCCGCAGTCTGCGTGACGGAGACGATCAAGACCACGTTCCGGATGTCGAGGAAGGCCTGATGGGCTGGGGCGAAGGTCCTTTCTCCAGCGTCACGGTCGTGATCGCGATCGTCTGGCTGATCTGCATCGTACTGAGCGGACGACAGGGGGTGAAATAGTTGGTGTATGTGGTGTTTGTGTAATGGAAGAGAGAGGATAAACTTCTCTCACTAGGAGGTAGAGATGGCTGACTACACTGTGAAGAACTCGGATCTGATCGAGGCAATCAAGGCTGTTGGCTCGGAGGAGCAGGCAGCGGTCGACCTGGTGCAGGGCACGAAGAATCGTGTCTATCGCAAGGGACGGAACATGCGCGTCTCGGCGTACCAGGAGGTCATGAAGTCGGATCCTCGGTTCAAGGCGATCGAGGAAGCGGCGAAGGCTCTCGTTGCGAAGAAGCTGAAGAACGGCGGCAAGCTCTAGCTTCTGAGCGTTTCAGCGGAGAGACTCGTGTCTCTCCGCTTTTTTTTGGAAGGCTACGAAACTCACGTGGCCCGTACCCGACTCCCTTGGCCCTGGACCTAACCCCACCCACCGGCGCAGGCGTTCCTCGATCCGAGGTAACCTGTTTGGCATTCAAGATCGTGTGAGACTTCGCCGAGCACCCGACGGCGGAATCTTGCCCCCCTACCCAGGTCACCCGTCCACCCTTCCATCTAACGTAATGTGTCATCTGTGTAGTGAATAATGAAACGTTGGCACTGCTCAGCGTAACTCGTTGAAAACAAAGGACTTCTAATGTATCCCTTTAATGCATCGATGCCTCTATATATATAATGGGTACAACTCACAATACATATATATATATATACCCCTTTGTGTCGTTGTGTCGTTCTATATATCTCACGAGGCATGCAGGCACCCACTGGGCACAGCGTATCTCCTTTGTTCTCAACGACTTAGAGTGAGCCGTGCCTTCGTTTCATTATGCACTACACGACGGACTCGGTATGGGATACAACGGAACTTTTGCAGTTGATTTCCACATCTCTCCCGGGTTATAATACCTACATAAGATCGCATTGGGGGTTACCCCCAGAAAGGTGCCCGCTATGGCCGCGCCACCACGTGTTGCTATCACAGACGATAGGGTCAAGAAGCTCATCGGAGACCTCAAGGTCCTAGACCCACCGACCACTCGTCTCGGCTGGACGAACTCCCGGCTCGTTGTCCTACAGGACGGCTCTACTATGCCCGTGCTCCAGATTATCGCTGAGGCTCACGAACCCTGGGATCCATCCGAGTTCTACCCCGTTTGGGCAGACAAGGACTGGACGAACGAATCCTTCGACAACATCAAACTCATTCGCAAGGCGGTCCACCGCACCAAGCGTTCCAACAACAAGTCCGGCTTCCCCGCTGGCACACCCGAGTACTTCCAGTGGTACAGGGCCCAGCACAAGGATCGGAATAAGATCTACAACGCTAACGCCCGCGCCGCTCGTCGTGAACGGGAAGCCCAGGTCCTCGCGATGAAGATCGAGCTCGAGGAACTCCGAGCCCGGACCGCTAAGCAGGAAGAAGTCCTGACCGCGCCCTCACTCGACTTCCTCGACGAGTACAAGGCCAAGCATCTTGGTGGGGGGTCCTCACCCCTCGTGCAAACCCCACCCATCCAGATAGGCACTCCGATGGAAGACGACGAACCCTGGAACTTCAAACCCTGACACCTGCCCGCGTTGGTGGGGGGTCCCCTTCACTCAATCGTGTATCAGGACCCCCCACCAAAGGTCGTATACCGATTACCGACCCAAACAGGGTTGCTTTTTGATTCTACCTGTGATATAATGTATACATAATGAGGATTGGATCCTACACCATCACAACCACAAGCCCAATCCCTTTTCCTGGAGTCCAGACAATGGAAGACCTGATCACCGAGATCCTGAACAACGAGTTCACCCTCCTCCGCGGAGGCTACCACCTCGACAAACGGATGCCCTGGTACACCCTCACAAAGGGTGTCTCGGCACAACGCATCGACGCCCACTCGTACGCTCACGCCCTTCACCAGGCCGTCGCCATCCTGAAGGCCAAGTAACGTGGACGCACCTAACATCCAACAGGAGTTCCTCAACGTCCTCGTTCCCCAGGTCGAGGACTTCTTCGCCGAGCTCCTCACGAAGGACACATCCTGGCTCAAGGAGTCCATCCTCGAGGACGAATCCGGAGACGTGTACGGCGAGCTGATCGCCCTCTTCGTCAACTGGCTGGAACAGAATGGCTGATCACCGGGATCCACTTCCACACGCACAGCACCTGGAACTCTACCGAGCGGCCTACGAGCTGTGGCAGAAGTTCCCCACCCTCACGTCGGAGGAGCTCATCTCGGTGTGTGAGCTTCCACCTCGCTGGGGCGCACCACGTCCCGGCAGGTGGTTCGGTGGTGGCACCCTCGACACCGTCTACGGCGTCTGCGACCGATGCTACACCATCTTCGCAGCCCGCGACCTCCGTATCATCCGTAAACCCTTCTCGGATGACGACATCCGAGTCTGCAGGGAATGTGAATGAGTGACAAATCCGTTCCGAAGCATCCACGGGCCAAAGGCCCAGCCTACTGCGAGAAGCCAGGTACGTCCTGCTTCTACGACAAGCGTGACATCTGTGTGAACTGCCTCCGCCCGAAGGGCTGGCGTGTTCACAAGCTCCATCGCAGCACTCTCGACCGCAACGCAGGCAGATAACCTAGGAGACCAGACAATGGCACACGGTTACACCATCACCCGCTACAACGCTATCGGCCTGATGTACACCATCGAGCCCCTGCGCCCAGGCGTCACTCGCATCCGCCAAAAGGACAAGTACATCGAGGTCGCGGTCGACTTCGAGGTGATCAACCAGGCCTGGTACTACTGGCAGCAGCAGCGCCGCTACATCCAGGACGCCTTCTCCATGCTCGACGCCAACGAGCGTGAGTTCATCCAAACGGGCCTCAGCCCGGAGGAGTTCGACGAAGCCTGCAGGCCCTTCGACGACGAAGACGTTGAAGAAGGCGAGTAACACCATTACCCCCCACCAACACTTGGTGGGGGGTACATCAACAGGCCCGAAGGGCCTTGTCCAGCAAATGGAGACTACAATGCACCTCAACCCCGTTCAAGTGGCAGAGAAATTGGGCATCACCCGTACACGCGTCCACACCATGATCAAGGCCGGATTGCTCGTCGACGTCAAGCCCCGCGATCCCTCGAAGCAGAAGCACTTCCCCCTGATCGACTCCAAGCAGCTCACGGAGTACATCAAGGCCAACGGGAAGCCCAACTCCACACGCTTCTCCTTCAGCAACGGCGGTGCCCCCCGGGTACCCCCCACCAAGGCGCCCGTTCCTGTCCCGTCCGTGGGACCTGGGATCCTCACCCGCATCGAGGAGCGCCTGGACCGGATCGAGTCCAAGGTGGAAGCTCTCCTCCGGATCTGGAGCTAACATGTCCACCGGTAAGCGTCAACACCACGGCTATCGCAGGGTCAAGTGCCCCTCCTGCGGCAGCATCTTCCGCTCACCCACAATCCACAAGTGGCTCGCGTACCCGGAGAAGGCTCTCCGCGACACGGAGATCACCGTCCACGTTAACGGCGTCGCCATGACCCGGACGGAACAAGTGGAGACCACCATCTTCCCTGGTCTCCGCGTCGTCAAGTTCGACCTCTGCAGAACCTGTAGCAAGTTGCCCAACGCGCCCCGCGCAGAACAAAGGAGTACGTAACATGCACAACGAACCCGAGATCCTCAACGGCCAGTACCGGGAAGCCCTCCGTCGCATCCTCGAGATCGCGTACAAGGGTCACCCGGACGGCCGAGAAACGCGCCTCGAGCTCATCAGCCGCTACGCCGGCGAGGCGCTGGGCGCCGTGCCACCTTACCCGGAGCCGCCCCTCGCGGACGAGAAGCTCGGGTGACTCTCCAGGACCTCAGCGTATTCATCCGGATGCTCGACCACGAGTGTGCCGGCTACACCGAGGACGCAGCCACATTCCTCTGCGTCCTCCACGAACTCACGCTTGCGCGTGACGCATGTCTACTGACGGGGGAACCAGTAGGCATTCTAATCATTCCCCCAGGGGGGCGCAGCCCCCAGGAGCAGAAAGATGTCTTTTGACATGAGCCGGTGTCCCCAGAACGAGGAGGAGTGCAAGGCCTGGTTCTACGACGGGATCGGTCGCTACATCGGCGGGCCCGCGAACGACTGGGAGGCCGTAATGGAGGCGTGTGGCCTCCCACCGGGCTACGGGCCGGGCGTCGTGCCCAACGCCTCGATGCCCTACTTCGCTCACACCCAGCAGTACAGCGGAGGGCCGAAGGGGCGCATCTTCCTTCCCACGGCCACGCCCGACGAGCTGGGCTACTACACCGTCTGCATCCAGTACCTCGACGATGCGAAGCAGACGTACAGCAAGGCCCGCAACGCCAAGCAGGACTTCAAGTCCGTGAAGTCCGGCCTCGTGTGGTCCTGGTACAAGGTGGCCGGAACGGTGTACGCACCCGTCCAGGGTCCGGATGCTGGCACCACACCGGGAACGCCTCCTCCGAGTGGCGGCGGGCTGACCGAGGCCCAGGTCCAGGCCATGATCGACGACTCAATCGAGCAGGCGCTGGCCGGACGTACGGGCGTGCAGATCGGCGACAAGATCGCACTCCGCACGAACAGTGGCTTGATCGCGGGCATCATGGGAGGCGGGCCGACGATCGAGGGCCAACCGATCGAGTTGATCGGGAAGACCGAGATCCACGCTTGGGAATCGTTCACCCTCGAGAAGGGGGAATAAGGTGTCCGACTACCCTGAAGTCTCTCAAATGGGAGCCCTCAACCAGGTCCTGCAAACGGGCTACGCGAGCGAGAAGCGGATGGTCCCTCGTACCCGCAGGGAGCGGATGCACGACTTGAAGCGAGAGCTGGAGAACAAGCTCAAGGAGGTCAACGCCGCCCTCGAAGCACTCGACGCCAATCCGGAGGTCGAGAAGGTGATGAACGCCATCGAGAAGGTGGGCATCTAACGTTCTAACCAGCAGGCCGAAGGCCGAAGGGTGCGGAAAACGTGATCAAACCGGGTTGCTTTCGAGTTCATTGTGTGATATAATGTACATAATGATAGAAGCCACCCGGACAAGCTGGGTAGAGACAGGCAGTTCGACGTTGATTTCCAACGACAGCCTGCCATATACTTTACCTAGTTCATGAGGATTGGTGGGGGGTACATTCGGATGACATATGTACCCCCCACCAATGTACGGGCAACACTAACCCAGCAACACGGGCCAACGGCCCACGACAGGAGACAGCACACATGGGCATTCTAGACGAAGTCACGGCACAGGTCGAGTCCCTCACCCCGGAGCAGCTCAAGGCAGAGTTCGCCAAGATCCAGGAGCAGAGGGCCAAGCGGCAGGAGAAGCAGAAGGAGTACAACGCGTCGCCCGAGGCGAAGGAGAAGCGCCTCGCGTACTCCAAGCAGTACCGGGAGAAGAACCCCGAGAAGTTCAAGGAGACCCGGAAGGCCTACATGCAGAAGCCCGAGGTGAAGGCCCGCATGAAGGATTATCGCCTCAAGCGTCAGGCCGCGGAGAAGGCGATCCTCGCCAAGGCCAAGGCGATGGGGATCACGGGCGACGAGCCCACCGCAACACCCGCGTAAGACTGGAGGGGGGCACACACCCCCCTTCTTTTTGGCTCCACTTCGGACTTCAACGTGCAACGAAAGGACCTCCCATGAACGGAGTCGTACTTCTCTCGGGTGGAATGGATAGCTCCACCCTGCTCGCACACTGCATCGACGCCTTCCCGGACGGACGGCACTACGCCATCTCGTTCGACTACGGGCAGAGGCACCGCCGGGAGCTCAACGCTGCCGCCGACATCGCACGGTATTTCAATACCCCCCACCAAATCGCGGACCTCCGTTCCGTTGGCCGTGACTTCATGTTCGGCAGCTCGCAGACCAGCATGATCCCAGTACCACAGGGCCACTACACGGACGACTCGATGCGCGTCACCATCGTGCCGAACCGGAACATGGTGATGCTCTCCATTGCCACGGCGTTCGCAATTGCTAGCCATTCCGACTTCGTTGGCTACGCCGCGCACGCAGGGGACCACGCGATCTACCCCGACTGCCGGCCGGAATTCGTCACCGCGATGGGCGAAGCCATTCGCCTGTGCGACGACCACAAGGTCAGCATCTACACCCCGTACATCGACCTGACGAAGGCACAGATCCTCGAGGAGGGCCTGTACCGTAACGTCCCTTACCAGCTTACCTGGACCTGTTACGAGGGCCTCAGCTTCCCCTGTGGGAAGTGTGGCACCTGCGTAGAACGGGCCGAGGCATTCGAGCTCAACAAACAGGGTGACCCCCTTCTCCAAGGAGGACCAGCATGAACGTGGAACAACGTGATCACATCTTCCCGCACATCAAGGATCTCGTCCCCCAGTACCTTCACGTGCGTACACACATCGCAGGCTCCGCTGCGATCACGGACACCTTCCACGACGTGGACGTCTGGATCCTCTGCGAACGAGGGCAACGGAAGTCCGTAGTGGAGGTCGTCCTCGCGCACCTCCACACGTTCGAGGAGTGTGTCGTAGACCAATCGCCTACTGCGCTCTACGGGATCCCGAACCTGAACAAGGTGGCCACAGTCTTCCACATGATCGACCAACCGATCCAGATCATGGTGTGGGAAGACCTCCAGGCGGACGAGGACAATGAACCGGACCTCCTCAACCTCCTCTCGGAGTTCGACCTCTCCGTGCACATGTGGGCGTACTCACTCGTGGATATCTACAAGCGCCGGTTCCAACACCCAGCGGCCACGCTCCCTGGCAACCCGATCGAGGTGCTCCGCTTCACCACTCCACACAGCACGCTGCGTCGGTACATCACGCTCAGCGACAGGTATCGGACGAAGCTGAACTGGGAGTACATCGAGGAACTGGCCCGTCGGATCGTGGCCGTCGCCGAGCAGAAGGCCCTCAAGCAGATCGAGGACCTCGGAGTTCAACCTCCTTCGGAGCTGCTGTGACTCTGACGTGGTGGGAGTGGGAAGAACTCGAGGGCGCCATCCAGGAACGAAAGGAACTGTGGCGCGAGCATCCGGAACGGACGCACACCTACTTCCGGATGCTCGACGACACTCCTGTCTACGCCCTTCAAGCGATGCCTGGACCAGGTCGCTCCGAGTTCCGCCTGGTCCAAGTTCTTGGGATCCCACTTACGTGGCCCCAGAGCGAGGTGGATGCACACCTCGACATGATGCGAGAACGTTTCACCTCCTTCCCGTTCAGGCAGGAGGTGGAACAGTTCCTCTTGAAGGAGGACGTCCTCAAGGACCCCTCCAAGTCGAACATCGTGGCCATCGTCATCGCGAGGATGCAGCAATCTCCGATCAACGAGCCGATGCCCGCGAAGATCCCCTTTCCCCATGAGGAGAGAAGGTTCACCCTCCACGAGGGAGGCAGCATCAAGTTCTGGCGACAGGGAGACATGCTCCGTTGTTACATGGAACTGCGCCGGGACGGCAACCTGGGACCCACGAGTGGCAGCTTCATCCTGCTCGACGGCCACATGCGCATCCGTGGGACATCCATGAAGCGCGCATTGGAGTGGCTTACAGGGGACAAGGAGATCGAGGAGATGCTCCGTGACCCACACGCACATGCAAGGAGACGCCTAGATGCCGAGTCTGCCGAAAGGCAAAGTAACCTACCGCTGGAGTCCCAAAGCGGGGATGCGAGCAGCGCAGCTAGCGGACCTGGGGACCCCAGTCAAGGTGACGATCGTCGACGCGATTTACCTGAAGACGGAGGGCTCCCGAGTGCTGCAACTGATCATCGAGCCCTCGGAGTCTTTCCTCCAGGAGAAGAATGATGACTGAACTCTACCTGGAGGTGGACGAAGAGGTGATCAACCTGAACCAATCTCGGGTTCAGACCTTCCTCCGCTGTCACCGCAAGTACGGTTGGTTCTATCACGAGCACCTCCAACCTGACAGGCCGACATACGCACTCTCGTTCGGAACCGCGGTCCACGCGGCCCTAGCGGAAGTGGCCAGTGGCAAGCTGCAGCTCGACCAGGCACTTAAGCACGGGATCGAGGTGTTCCGGAAACAGATGCCGGAAGGCAAGTTCCCCGGGGACGAGGTGATCGTCAACGAACACATCGAGCTGATGGAGCGAATGCTCCCAGCGTACTACGCTCACTACGAGCACGACCACAACCCGTGGAAGCCGATCGGTCTCGAGGTTGCAGGGCGCATCGAGATCGGGACGGACACAAACGTGTTCCTCGTGTTCCGCACGGATGAACTAGCGCTCCAGGACAAGATGCTCTGGATCGTCGACCACAAGACGGCCGCGCGTCTCGATCCCAGGGACATGCTCAAGTACGAGATGGACCTGCAGATGACCGCCTATACGTACGCGATCACGAAGAAGCTCTCCCAGGAAGCAGGACGTGCGGTCCGAGTGGCCGGCGTGATCGTGAACGTCCTCGTGAAGACCGCGGTGCCCCAGTTCCACCGGGAGCGCTTCGTGCGGACGGATGAGGACCTGGAGGAGTTTGAGCGGGAGTTCGTCGAGATCGCCCGGGAGATTCGGTGGAGACACCGCCGAGTGAAGGAGGGCGAGGACTGGAAGCAGGTGTTCTACAAGAACACGAACGAGTGCTTCTCCTACGGAACCTGCTACTTCAGGGACCTGTGCCTGAAGGACAACCCGATACGGCGGATGGCCTACATCAGTCGCAAGAGGGACTATGTGGACGATCCAACGATCCTGGAGAAGAAGGCGTGAAGGACAGGATCATGACCTTGGTGGGGGGTAACGTTCTCACCATCCAACTTCTCCCGGGTAACGTGCTAATCACACGTGACCCAATCATCGACACAACGCCCAGTGGCCTGATCGTCCTCCCTCCACACTACGAGGAACTGTCCACACGGGCCTACGTCCACCTCCACGAGCCAGGCGGATACTGGGAGTGGTGGGGCGGTGAACCACCTCTCACGGGCGCCTGGGTGGTCATCGAGAAGTTAGCAGGGCGCCCATTTACACTTCACGGCCTCGATCTGTGGATCCTTCCGGAGCACAGCATTCTGGCCGTAGAGGAGGCACAGTGTTCCGAGACGAGTTGAAAGAGGAAGTGGGCAAGCTGATCGACAGCGTGGTAGCGGAGAACACCACGCTGACCGATGACGACCTCATCGCGATCGAGAACGCCCTCGAGGATCTGGGCGAGCTCGTGGCCGAAGCGGACAAGGACGATGGGGACACCGGTAATTAAGCCGGGAGAAGCCCTCACACTGTACGAGGACGGACACGAGGTAGCTCGTGTCCGTCTCCGATACAGCGACCTCGGGGTGATCCTCGAGGTGGCACAGCGTAAGCCCGGCACGCACGTCTGGATTCCGTGGACAGACATGGTCCACCTTACCACGGTCGGTGGGCGGATCAGCTTCGCGGTCACGGGGAAGAGAGGGGATATAGCGTAATGCCATTCGAACTCCTGCGCACGAGCAGTCTCAAGGCGCCAAGGGCGACGATCCTCGTGTATGCACCTCCGCGCTGGGGGAAGACACATCTTGCACGGACGTGTCCCAAACCTCTGGTGATAAGTACGGAGGCAGGAAGCACCGGCGGCCTGATGACACTGTCAGACCTCGACCTACCGGCCGTGAGGGTGAGGAGCTGGGACGAGATGGTCCAGTTGATTGCCACGCTCCGTAAGACACCTGGCCGCGTGGAGCTGGACGGTGAGATCTTCGAGACGGTGTTCATCGACAGCCTCGGACCCGGATGTGGCGAGCTGTGGATGCAGGCCGGAATGAAGATCATGGGCTGGAAGGACGTCTGGGGGGTGGAGAAAGGGAAGGATCCCAGGCGGGTCTACAGCTACATCAGTGAGAAGGGACAACAGGCTATGAAGTTGTTCCTGTCGCTGGACGCACACCTCGTGATGACCTCACGAGTGACCATCCTCGAGGAGTCGGTGGGCTTCGACGACAAGGGGAACGAGATCAAGGTACAGTACGAGGTGCCCGACCTCCCAGGCCAGCAACTGCCGAAGAAGCTGACAGGGGAGACGGACGCCACGCTCTACGGAGAGTTCCGGGGCGCGACACGCGTCTTCCGGACGAAGAACCAGGGGAAGCGGGTAAGCGGCATAAGGGCTCCAGGAGGAACGCCGATCCCGGATCCGATCCTGGCGAACATCACAGACGTGATCGCCCTGATGATGGGCGACATGACGGCTGTGAAGCGACTTGAGGTCCCTAAACCGGGGACCTCTGGAAGGGCCACAACGGCCACAACGACCACGACACGTGGTCAAGGAGAAGCGTAATGGCACAACTGCCTGGCGGACCCGTCCGCACCGGAGACCTCGCGTCCAGCCTCATGCCGGACGCCGTTTACACCTTCCGCATCGACCGCGCCGAGATCAAGAAGGCGCAGGGAGAGGGGAAGGAACCCTACATCAACCTCATGCTCAAGTGCGTCGACGAGGGCGAGTGGCTCGGTCGCGCGGTGTGGGACATCCTCACGCTGGCCAAGGGCAAGACCTTCAAGCTCGACCAGCTCCTGAAGGACGCCCTCGGATGGGGCGAGGACGACACGCTGGACGACACCGACCAGCTCCTCCAGCTCGAGGTCTGCGCTGCCATCACGACGGAGAAGGGCCAAGCGGGCTACAGCGATCGTAACAAGGTCGTGAAGTACCTCCCCACGGACATCGCCCGCTAACGGCGTAGAACAACAATACCCCCCACCAACTCAGACTTGGTGGGGGGTAACGTGACCAAGAGATCACACATGGACAAAGAGTATCGACGAGTCTGGTGCCGTATCATGAGACACCAAACTCCCATTTCCCGTTGGAGTAGACAGAATGACCGACATACTACAGGACGTAGACCGCTTCCTCCGGATCGCGCAGACGGACGAGCTCCGCATCCTCCGCGACATGACGGAGAAGGAGCTGTCCCGTCGGAACGAGGCACCTGCTTTCTCGAATGCCCAGACTGTCTCCGGAGGAGCGCAGGCTGGAGCGTACCGTGAGGAGGCCCGGGAGAACATGAAATCGGTGTCGATGCACACCTTCGCCACAGGGGCCAAGCGCAGCGAGCGGATGCCCAGATACGACCTCGTCGTCCACGACCTCATCCGCCGGATCGCGGAGCGGGCTACAGGAGAGGAGACTCCAAACGGTCCAAGTGGCGGAGCACTCAAGTACGGTGAGGGCAACTGGGAGCGCGGGCTCCCGACCAGTGATGTGTTCAACCACATCATCCACCACCTCGGACGTCTCCAGGAAGAGTTCCGGGACGGTCTCTCCATTGCGTCCCGTTACGATGGCCAGGAACCGTGGCCGTTACGGATGGACGCCATCCGTAACCGCATCAACGCTTTCCTCGCGGAGGACGATCACATTGGGGCTGTGGGATGGGGACTCATGGTCCTGTGTCATCAGCTCAAGACAGGCTTCTACCACGACACGAAGTTTGAGCAGGATACGGAAGTGCCACCTGTCCCTGTGGAGACAACGTTACCCCCCACCAAATCGAGGAAGCGATGAACTGTACCGCCCGAGTGACCATAGCAATGGGACACAGGCTTCTGGGGCACGACGGTCTATGCGCAAACATCCATGGCCACAATTACGTGTTCGAAGTGACCGTGATGGGTAACCCTGACGCAGTGGGCCTTGTGACAGACTTCTCGATCCTGAAGAAGGACATGCGGAAGCTCCTGGACCAACTCGACCACACGATGCTCCTGATTAAGGGGGACCCGGCCCAGGCGTACTTCGAGTCGACGGACAACCGCTTCATGCTCCTCACCCGAAATCCGAGTGCGGAGCACATCGCCTCGCTCATGTTCAACCACATGCAGGACCTCGCGTACAGCGTGAAGGAGGTCAGGGTGTTAGAGTCGGATGGTGGATGGGCCACCACCGACCGTGTTAACCGGGAAGTGCACCTGATAAAGGGGCGTGTATGAACTACCCACTCGCCGAGAAGTTCAAGTCCATCCAGGGAGAAGGCATCTTCACAGGCACCCCGATGGCATTCGTCCGCATGGTCGGCTGCTCCGTGGGCCAGGGTGTATGTACTGCCTGCGACACGGACTTTGACCGGATGTACCCACAGCTTGGTGGGGGGTTGCACACTCCCCTCCAAATCGCTGAATGGGCAGAGCCCTACCACATCCTCTGCATTACGGGTGGGGAACCACTGGACCGCAACCTCTGCCTGCTCGTGGACGTGGTCCACAAGTTCGGAATGAAGGTCCACGTGGAGACCAGTGGCACCGTGGAGTACGATCCCGCAAGACACGGCTCCATCGACTGGATCACCGTGTCGCCCAAGCCGGGCTTCCTCCCCACAATGATCGAGCAGGCCTGTGAGCTCAAGGTGATCCTCGGGGGCCTGGGAGACACTACGGAAGGTTGGCCTACAGTGGAGCAAGCGAGACGCTGGGCCAAGGAGAAGGAGTTGGTCTACCTGCAGCCTCGGAACAAGAAGAACGTGATCGACGACATCGAGATGCAGAACGCAGAGGATGTCGTGCTCCACTACCCGGAGCTGAGGCTCAGCACCCAGTTCCACAAGTTCATCAACGTGCGATGACCAAGACAACGTTACCCCCCACCAAGCGGTTCGACGACCGCAAGATGCAACAAGGGGTCAAACTCCTCCTGGAGGGAATGGGAGTAGATCTGAGTGATCGTAATTACAAGGACACACCTGCCCGCGTCGCACGTATGTACAGGGAACTGTTTACTCCCCGTCACAACAGCTTCGCCACCTTCCCTGAACAACACGACTCCATGGTCATCCTCCGGGGTCACGTGGTGCACGGAGTCTGCCCACACCATCTCGTTCCAGTGGAGATGCGTGTGTACGTCGGTTACATTCCGCATAAAGAGGTCCTCGGTCTCAGCAAGCTGGCTCGAGTCGCTGAACAACCTCTCACAGGACCCATTATGCAGGAAACTTACACAGACGCGGTGGTCGATCTCCTGCAACACGCCACAGACGCGAAAGGCGCTGGAGTCGTTGTTGTGGGGCGCCATGGTTGCATGCGCCACAGGGGAGTTCGCTCCGACGCAGACGTTGTCTCCTCTGCCATGAGGGGTCTCTTCATGACCAATCACCCCACCCGAGACGAGTTCCTCCGGATGATCGGCTACCCACGAGTGGAGGCAAGATGACAGAACAAGAGATGGTCGGTCTCATTCAAGACCTGATCGAGCACCTCGAGTATTGCGGATGGGGAGACAGGTGGGAACGTGACGTATCAGAGGAGCTACGTATCCGGGCCACGGCGTTTCTAGAACGTTACCCCCCACCAAAGGAGGCGTCGTGAAGCAAACACACAAGGGGAAACGATACCCCCCATCAACGCATGACGAGCGCTACCAGGTCCGGAACGAATACATCGAGCGGGCACTGCGTACCCTGGCCACCTTGATCGACGAGGAGGTCCCGGAAGGGTGGGGATGGGGCCTGTTCCTCGTCCCGTTCGGAGAGCACGAAGCTGCCCCGAAGGGAGAGGGAGCCGTGTTCTGGATCTCCAACTCTGAGCGTGACGGGATGATGGACTCCGTCCAGGGTTGGATAGACGATAACAAGAGACGGAGGAAGATGTGAAGTGTCAAAACTCCGTCTGCAAGTCCGGCCCGGATGGCAAATCCGCAACCTCGGATTTGCACCCGAACACTGGGTTGTGCCCAGTGTGCCAGAAGCGCTTGATCACGGGACCCAAGCCTGACGACTGTATGGCGTGCCCCCTCTACGAGATTGGTGAGGGGTACGCCTATGGTGTCGGACCCACGGATGCCGATATGATGTTCATCGGCGAAGCACTCGGCGAGGAGGAGGCCCGTAGGGGCCTCCCCTTCGTCGGTGGCTCTGGCCGGGTGCTCACTGCGCTGATGGGCCAAGCGGACATCCGCCGTGACGAGGTCTACATAACCAATGCCGTGAAATGTCGGCCACCCAAGAACAGGAAGCCAGACGATGAAGAAATCCGATGGTGTGCCCGCTACCTCGTCAACGAGCTCAAACTCGTCAACCCCAAACTCCTCGTCCCTCTCGGAGCGACTGCGCTCTACGTCACTACAGGAAAGACAGAGATCGGTAGCTATCGCGGGATACCTATTGAGGGCGCTGGAGGAAGGAAGGTTCTCCCCACGTTTCACCCCGCGTTCGTCATGCGTACACAAACGTTCTGGCCGGTCGTCGTCTGGGACCTCGTCAAAGCGAAGCGGGAATCGCGGTTCCGGGAAGTCCGTCGCATCGACGTGGAGTATTCCATCCTCCCTGATGCTGAGGATCACGCAGATGCTGTTAGAAGAGAAGCCGAACTCACCGGCTTCGTCTCGATCGACGCCGAGACAACGAGCCTCGACGTCCATGAAGCTCACATCAAATGCTACGGCGTCGGGTCGGCCGCAGGTCGTGCTAGGGTTTTCCGCTGGACCCCTCAAGCTCAGCGCCTACTCTACGGGCTCCTCTCAGATCCTACGATTGTTAAGGTCGGACAAAACTCCGAATCCTACGACTGGCCCCTCTTCGAAGACAAACGGCCAGGTTGGCGAGTAGCGGGGAACACCTGTGACACGATGCTCATGTTCCACCTTACAAACTCCGACCTTCCGAAGTCGCTGGACAACATCAAGACCTTCTACACGGACATGGAGCACTGGAAAGATGACTCTATGTACAAGGGTGATGAGGTTGGACTGGCCACTGGCTGCGCTAAGGACGTGGACGCGACCACACGTGCTTACCTGGGCCTTCGCGCTGAGATCCACAACATGGGGATGGATGACCTCCTATACAAGAACGTGATGCCCCTGCAACCCATCCTCCGTCGCATGGCCGACCGTGGAATTCGGAAGGACACGGACAAAGCGGAACTCTGGGCACATGGAATGACCGCGGCCGCAGGCCGCTACGAACAGATGCTCCGGGATGCAGTGGGTCAGCCTAACCTCAACGTGCAGAGCCCCAGGGAGTTGATGAAGCTCCTGTACGACACCATGGGCCTTCCCGTTCAACACGTGAAGGACCAGAAGGGCGGGATGCGTGCTACGGCGAACGCGGCGGCGGTGGAAGCGCTGGTCGAGAAGTTC